ATGGAGGTGTCAGAGGCACCTACGAGATTGTCATTAAAGTTGTTGGTCCATTTTGGCATATCACTAATATTTAGTCTCTAGAGTTCGGTTTTTTATTCATCATCATTAGAAATTAGATATCCTTTTAAGGATTGTTCCAATGCGCTCAAGTCTTGAGCAATTCTTGTAATCTTCTTAGTCTCACTGCGAGACACATCATTAAACATCGTATCACAGTCAGCGTCAGCTAGTGATCGTTGTATTGAACCGTCTGTACCATTGAGAAATTCGACGAATTCACTAACTTTACTTACCCAGCTCTCAATAGTAGCGCGCTGATTGTTATTCTGGTCTTTTCTCCAGCTCACGCCTGGGTTATCCTGAACATCATCAATAGCGTCCATAGTACCTGTTGAAACATCTTCTGGACCTGCATCAATTGGTGCTGCGTCTGGTGTCACCATGTCTGCAGGTACGTCGACATCGGTAATTTCTGGCTCTTCTAGTAAAACTCTAAATTGCTTCTCGAAATAGTTCATAGATGTAATTATTTATTGTAGTTGAACAGCTTTTCAGCAATAAATACTTATAAGCATGCCAAAAAAGAAAGATAAATTAGTTCTCGAAGATTTGACAGCATTCCAAGATAAATGGGCGACAGGTATATCGGGTAGATCAGTCGGTCCAAAGCAAATGACACTTTTAGATCTATTAGGTAGATCCAGTAGTGATGAACAGCATCCTAATAATATACAAGCCCAAGGTCCGGATATATACGGCTCACAGTTAATGGAAGAACTCTTAGGAGACCTGTTTATACAAGCGCAAAAAGTAAGGGAAGCGCTTACTATAGCTAAAAAAAGCCCGGTTATAAAAGATAGACATTCAGCTCAAGCACAGATCAATAAAATTATCAAAAAAGCTGCTATTATTCAAAAGGTTGTATCGTCAATGGGAGAAGATGTCGGCGAATTTAGAGTTGAAAAACCTGAAAAGTAGTATAATATTATTGTGTGATTGATATAGCCCGTTCATTAGGTATTACCTTCGCCGTCAGCGGCGCCATTTCTTATTTCTTAACAAACTTTAATATTAATTTTTGGAGCGGGTTTATGTTTATTACTGTATTGCAGTTTATTGGTTGGTCAGTATTTTCATATTATTCGAAAGTTAAGCTAGAATCGGCTGCTATAAAATTCGAGGAATCGCTAGTATCGGAAGTATCGAAAAACGAAGTTGTATTAGCATGTACATTTTGTAATCATCCTAATTTAGTACCTATAAGTGTTAGTAGGGATAACAGATTTATATGTGAGCAATGTAATAAAGAGAATTCTGTTTATATAGAGATCGAAGCAGTTGCCCGAACAGAGCCTGTCGATACTACAGAAGGGATAAAGGTAAATAATTTTAATGGATAACATTTGGAACTCATTTGAAACGAAACCGGCTAGTACCGTACTGCCGGGAAGTGATGCAAAGCCGAGCGAGACATATAAGTCGGTTGCAGATACTGTTACAGCGATGTATAAAAGACATAATATCGACGATTATCATCAATACAAAAAAGGTAAGTCGTTAACTATAACTGAAGATCTGGATTATACAGTCTATTTGACACATACTATTCGATTAATATTTCTCACAATTCGCGAGGAGCTTCAAAAAGAGGAAGATATTGAGAAGAGGCAGGGCATTCTTGTAAAAGTATCGGCAATGGAAAAAGCGTTTTTGTCACTTTCAGATTTATTGAAAGAATTTGATTTTAAGCTTGACAAGAAATCGATAGCTATTATACTTCATGGGTACTTAGATGAAAGTTTAAGGAACATTTTTAGAGATTATGAAATCCATAAACGCACTTAATATTGATGTTACCGAAAAAGTTAAGGTAACGGATGAAATTGACATGACATTATATGAGTTCTCTCGCTGGACTTCCCTTATCCGAGGTATTGATTTAATTGACAGTAAGGCCAGACAGCTCAAGGTTAGTTTAGATAATGATAAGTCTTGGATAAAGCCATTAGCTCTGCAAAAATATGTAGACGAAGAGACGCCGAGCGTGGTAGCCGAGGTTAGAGTACTTTTAGATAACGAGGAGGTTTAATGCACTATATAATTGGTACAGAAATATACATACCGGAACAAAGGGCTATGAAATCCACCGGTCCTCAACCTATAAACGCTCAACAGGTCACTAAAAAGGCTAAAGGAGTCGGTCCATTTCAACCTGGCATTGCTTATCAGCTACATAACATACGTATGAACAATGAAAGCAATTCACTTTTCTATACATTCAATACGAGCGCCGGCGAGCAACTAGTAACTGAGTTTAGTTCTGTTGAAGAAGCTGAAAAGTATATTTCCATGGCTCGCGACGAACCTTTACCTGACAAATCCAATGTTAACATTGGTAGTGTCCGTCGTATGATTTAATAGTAGTCGCCGTATACGTCGTCACCGTCGTTTACATCATCGTAATCAAACGTATTCTTTGCTTCCGTATCAATATCATCAGCGACTTTCTTTACATCGGATTGAGGATTCGTGTGACCGGAGAGTCTACCTGCGAAGCTGTTATCGTAAACTTGATTAGAAACAGGCTCGGCTGTAAGACCGGGCTCGAAAGTGTAATCTAAGCGTTTAGCTTTTACTTGCCATACATAATGACCCGCCAATGGGTTTATAGCATCAATTTGTTGATCAAGACGTTCCGTTATTTCAAATGATTTACCGCCTCTATCACCGGGTCTGTCGTCACCGTATTCAGTTAAGGTAAATACATCGCCCGCTTTCGGTTCAGACACAGATTCACCTCCAACAGACACAGTACTCATAGTTGTCGCAAATGTGTTTATTGAAACCCAGCCTGTAATATCGTCATCCCCCTGCAAACCGAATTTTGAAAGTAAAACCGCTCCCTCATTTAGCGTTAATAGCATTATTTGATTAATTGCTGTATGGTAATTACCAGTTGTATGCTCACCGTATACCATATCATGACCGGATATCGCATAATTATAAACGTAATATTCAACTTCCTGACCAAACAAGCTTATCTGCTCTTTGTAATAACTATCAAAGTTCAACCTCTCATTCGCATTATTACCTTTATCGGTAAATCTGAACGTCTCGTTTGTATAATACGGTTTCATTATTTCTCCAAACAGTATGCGTTGTTCTGATTATCAAAATATAGCATAATACCACTAGTGCCTAAAAATTTAGGGTTATGCTTTGATAACCCAGTATTAATCTCATTTTTATCCATGCCGTATTTCGGTATGATGTAGTTTATATCAGCTTGTGTTAATATCACCTTACCTGCAGGTTTTTCTCTTAATGTTTCGACCTTATGATTTAGAGAACCGTCTACTTTATGCATATCAGGTACAAGGTTTTGATGTAATCTGCCTCCACCAGTGCCCCATTTTTGCTGTCGAGGGCCCTTTTTCTTCACTTCATTACCACCAATAAATTTTTTGATACTATCAGGCATTTCAAACATATCCTTAAACGACTTCATGTCTTCTTGTACCGATATTTCATCAGTACTTTCCGAATATATTTTGTCATATGCTTGAGTTATTGAATTTATAAGTATTTCCATTGCACCTGAATTTCTAAGCTCTTTGAAAGCCAGATTTTCAACAGAAAATTCACCATCCTTTTCGAGACCGCTCTGTCTCATGCGTTTAATCTTTTTCTTTATTAGATTTCCCTTATTGTAAAGTTGTTCTGCTTCCTCGGGATCAATATCTTCCACTATTTTTTCATTTAACTTCTTAATTGTAGTGATAATACCGGTAGCTTTCTTTTTTACGTCACGCTCGTCTATTTCCGGTGGAGACCAAGTTGGTTGCTTTATCCATTTATTGTTCATTACTGAATATAGCCCTGAAGCTATATGCGGCTCATCAGTATCTTGAAAGTATACTTCAACTTCGTGACCTTTGATGACAATACTGTGCCGTAAATTCCATATAAACCGCTTTCCGTCAAGTGCTTGCCGTACGAGATCATCATCATCATTGAGTTTATTGAATTTTAGGAGTATATGGAGGTCTATATCTGAATATTTCGTGTAATTGTAGTTAGCTAATGACCCTGTAAGTTGAATATCGTCGATAATATCAGTAGTAACGCTTGTTTCTGCTATAAAGTCACTTACTATTTTAAGTAATTTCGCTCTTATATTAGAATTAAATGAATCTTCACCGTCCCATAAACCAGGATGTAGATCCTTTTGGTAATAGGTATTCTCGACATATGGGTATAACCGGTCAAACAGCATTTCTACTTATATTTATGAAAAAAAACCCCTACTACTACGCAGCAGGGGGTCGACAATAATGTTTTATAGAATATTATTTGTCTTTGGCCTTGCCAACGTTCAATGCAAGCATATCAATCCAACCGTATACCTTTTTGATAATACTGTCGTCTTTCGGTGTCGGTGTAAGCGCAGCAATTGCTGACGCAACCGAGATAATACCTGTCAAAATAGCGACAAGGTCACTCTTGTGGGCGAGAACCCAATTCATAATATCTGCCATAGCGTAAATATTTAGTCTTCTAGCAGAGCATTTAATATCTTTTCGAACTCTAAATACGGTATATCAGAATACCCTAAAGCACTGTATTCCCCGTCGAGAATGCCACCTCCCATGAGAGAAGCTACTGTACTTATAGAAAATGCTGTAGCCTTCTGCATGGCTGAGAAAGTATTACCGCTTGTAATGACTTTTTCGAAAACCGTTGTTATATCACCAGCATATACCTCAGAACGCAATATAACCAGGTCCTTATCGTCTTTTGCATTTGAGCAACCGTCTTGAAATACCTGTTTCATCGCATCACCGTTCAGCTTACATTGTTTTGTCAAGAATTTAATGATATCAATATGGCCCGGGTATCTAAATGTCTTATATGAGCAATCTTTAATACCTTTCTCTTTCATACTATTAAGTGTATGAGACGCGCCCCCTGATGTATAAAAAGCTTCCAACTCTCCCAAACATGTATTAATAGTTTCAAGGCCATCCATACCGGGTACTGTGATTAATTTTTTATTTCTCAATATTAAACAGTCATCTACATATTCGTTTAGCAGTCCGTCAATTGACCAGGTTACCATATAATTTAATAGATTGTTTTTAAGGACAGGCAGGCCACCAACGTACATATTGACCGTATCGACATTGTCTATTGTATTAGCTAGGTGCTCAGATACGATATTTACCCAGCCGGGCGCGAGACCTAAATCAGTAAATACAGGTTTGACGCCTTTAGCCTTAGCCAATTGGTTAATTTCTTCAGATACATCTACTCTGCCACCAAGATCGCAATATCTAATATTATTAGTAATACAGTAACTTGCGATAGGTAGTAATTGATGGTAAGGTAAACTGCTAATAACAATATCCGGCTCGTGATCTCTAATTACCTTCTTAAATGCTTTATCTGTTTTGAGATGAATAAATTCATAGTCCTTAACAAGGCCTTTAAGCTTATATTCCGCCGGTATAACATCTGCACATACAATTTTATAACCGAGCTTAGACATTGCATACGCAATACATTGTCCCATTCTGCCTAGACCGAAAATAGTTGCAGTCATCTTCGCTTACTTTGCTTCTGTCTACCGATCTCCGGTATTTTAGGTTGCGGACCGGCACCATAAGTAGCGCGTGAATTACCTTTACGGGCTCGGTCTAGCTTTTCTTTACCATATTTGTCTTTAGGGTGTTGCGTAACATGCACTTCCATCTGCTTGATCTTATTAGCAGTAGATCTAGCCTTCTGCTTAGCACGTGTCGGCCTGGTATCTCTTCCTTTTTTAGCCATATTAAAATCTATTTAGACATTCCTTGCGGAAAGGCGATATCTTCACCGTGATTAACAGTCCATGACATGGTATGAGTTACTGCTTGCCATGTTTTAGCTGCGGACGGAAAGCCATTACCGCTCTTTTTTACGCCGCCAAACGATAGATGGCTTTCCGCCGCAATGGATCCACCATTCCAATAACACATACCTGTGTCACAATTATCTCTACAGTAACGAGCTGTTCGATAATTGTTAGTTAGAATGCCAACTGCCAACCCATATTCTGTATCGTTATAAATTTTAACTCCCTCTTCGACTGTATCAAATGGAATCAATGCAACATGAGGTCCAAAAACTTCATTTCTTAAGTAGGGGGCTTCATGACCTCTCCACTCTGTCTTGTATACACATGGTGTCGCGAAATATGCACCTTCAGGTCCGAAATATCGAGGCTCGATAAGTACATCAACTTGATCATCTTCAAGTACATATTTGTTATACTGTCTAAGCTTATCGAGACCTTGTTTGTTAATGAGCGGCCCATAATAATTATCCTTGCTTGGTGTACCGTCTAAGTTAAACGGGTCTCCAGTTATTAGGTGTTTAGTTTTTTCTACAAACTTACTACAAAACTCATCATACACCCCGCGTTGTATAATCATTCTACCAGAAGATACACACCGTTGCCCTGAAAGCTTAAATGCACTAGCAACAGCAGCATCAACAGCCATATCTACATCAGCATCATCAAAAACAATACAAGCTGACTTGCTCCCCATTTCACAACTAGTTGTTTTATGCCAACTTTCAGCTGCGACTTTTCTAATCTTTTGACCTACCTCGGCACTACCAGTAAAACATATATGGTCGACACCTTGATGGACTAACAGGTTACCTACTAACCCATCTCCGTGCACAACATTCATTACACCAGCTGGGAGACCTGCGTCGTGATATATTTTCATCGCTTCATGAGTAGACCACGGTGCGTCTTCGGAAGGCTTGACTACAACAGTATTACCTTCTACCAGCGCAGGCGCTGCATTCCAAAACATTCCAATAGCTAGGGGAAAATTAAAGGGTGTAACGACTGCTATAACACCTTTAGGTTTACGTATCATATACGAATCTTTATCAGCAAGCTCAGATGCAACGATGTCTCCTGTTGGCGTTCTACCCGAGCCAAACGCAAATTGAGCCATATGTAAAGCTTCGTTTACTTCTGCAATAGACTCGTTATAGTTCTTACCCGTCTCTAAAGAGATAACGCGCGCCAGATCTTCACGTCTTTCATTAACTAATGTAGCAACATTGTTAAGTATCTCAGCTCTTTCAAGTCTACTTTTCGCCTTCCATGTAGCGAAAGCTACTTTAGCATGGTTAATTGCATCCAATACATCCTTTAATGAAGATTGAGGGAATTGATTTAACACCTCACCTGTAGCGGGGTTTATATTATCATAATATGAGTCGCACGACGTATATGCACCGTTTATGTAGTTATCGTATCTTTTCATTTCTCGTCTTTTGTGCTCAGCATTAATCTTTTTACACTCTTGACACAAAAGCCTTTATTCGTCTTGCCACGTTTAATGAGTTCATAAATTACTCCCGTTAACTCTGAGGGCTTAGAGAAAACTTGAACAAGATCGTCTTCTTCACAAACTATAGGTTCATCAGAATAAAATTCCGCATAGCCTTTTTCTTGCCATTCTTTCATCGTGACCGCAACGTCATCTACTTCATAAGCAATGTGATGTATACCGCCAACGCCACCGTTTGTTTTTGCGACCCAGTCGCCAACGATGGATCCGACCGGTCCGTCGCTTACTGCAATTTCTGGAGGTGCATGAAATTCGCAGTTAATAGCTGAATTTTCATCATTTACGCGCTCATCAAGAATAGAAGGCTCATACATAGGTGCACGGTAGATCCATTTTCCTGCCTCAGAACCACGCTCTTCTGGTGGTGCGAGCATGTTAAATTTTGTCGTAGAACCGTCACTAAATTCTAGATCCCATGTTCCCGCGTATTTATATCCAAGACATTCTTCAAGAAACTTTGTTGTCCTCTCTCTGTCTCTTACTCTGTAAGCTATATGGTCTAGTCTCATATAAAATATATTAGTATATAGATCTGCAAAATCCATAAATAATAATATGGATTCAGAATGTACATGTAATTGCGGCCCAACTCCGGGCCCATGGGGACCGGGATGTAAATGTTGTGGTTGTAGATGTCAGCACTGTAAGCATTGTAATGATGGATGTAAGTGCGAATGTCACGAAGAAGAGCCAAAGAATAAATGCTGCATTGGTATTGAAGAGGGCGAGATACAGTAAGTCAGAGAATAAGTACTTGTGATGAACAGCGATCGAGATTTAATTTGGGAAAGCTACCAGCAAGTAACTGAAGATTCACAAACTACGGGTGACCTAAGGATAGAAGACCTGACAATGTATATAGACGCTAATATGGCTAGTCAATCTAATCAAGGAACAATTCAATCAGGTAGTGATACTGCCAAGGTTGTACAGGCCCTCAAATGGCGCGTGCGTAGTATATTAGCCAACGACCCGAATCAGAGAGAAGCAGTCCGAGCAGAATTACAACGAGCAATGAAACAATATCCGACGCAGCTTGATGAGCCTCGTATAGCTGAAATCTTAGGTGAACCTGGTAAACAGGCGTACAGAGCTCAGAAGTCTGAGCCTGGTCGAGGGCAATGGAATAGACCGTATGGTGTTAAGCGGTCAGATCTTTAATCAACAGGAAGAGCACCAGCATACCAACCTTCAGGCAATTGCATATTATTTTTAGATAATATCCACTCACCGTTCTTAAGAACGTATACTTTACCTTTTACATTTGGGCCAATCCGAACTATTTGAGACTGAGTGTCTACGAAGACGACCTTGGTGGATCCGCATCCCATTAAAATGGTCGCGGTACTAATCAGTAGAATCGTTTTTATTACTTTCATCTTTAGATTTTCTTTCTGCTTCAAGTATACGCTCACGCCAAGCATTTTTCAACGTATCAGGGGTTTTATCTGCATCGGACGCTTTGGTATCTTTCTTTATCTCAGCAGAAAAGAATTCTAAAAGAGCAGCAAATAATTGTTTAAGCCATAACATAAAGATATTTAGGCATAAAAAAAGCCTGGCCTTAAGGCCAGGCTATTAATTGAAGGAACTATCTGTTTAATTAGTGACTAAATGCGTTACCGCCTTTAACATTGCCAACTTTATTACCTTTACCAGTCATATGTGAAACTGCGTCTTTAGCAGCTTTTGGCTTACCACCATCTTCTTGACCGCCTGCATCGCTACTAGCCGAACCACCGTCCGTGCTAAGAGCTGCTTTATTGTTTTTGCCTGTTAAAGCGCCAACAGAGTCGGGGGCTGCCTGGAGCTCAACGTGGCTCTCTGGCATTTCGAGGTCGTCCTCTCCCTCGGTATCTTCAATGTCTTCAATGTCCCCTTCTTCTCCGCCTTCGTCGCCGCGAAGTTCGTCGAGGATACCTTGAAGTTCGCCGATGAGGGATTCTAGACGGCTTGCGACATCGCCGCCTTCGCCCATTTCTTCATCGCCGTCAAGGCCTAGATCGTCTCCGCCTAGGTCCATGTCATTGCCGAGGTCGAGATCGAGATCTCCACCCATTACATCTTCGAAAAGTTTATCGAAACTGGTTTGATTTGATTTTTCCTTCATTGTAGAATTATTTATTTTACTTGCCTCATTTTTTACAGCCTTTTCTGTATTTTTTACTGGATGAGATAGCTTCTCTTCGTTATAAGCCGACTCACCTTTTTTCTTTTTCTTAGTGTCGTTATTGACATCTTCAACACCGTCAGCTGCTTCCGGGCCCGAGTCTTTAGACATCTCGTGACCCTTATCTTGCGCAAATGCACCATTATCAGCCTTCGCGTCCACCGCGGTATTCTCGTTTAATGTTTTTTGCGCCGATTTTTCGCTAATATTGTCAGTGTAAATGCTACTTAGATCTTCAAAATACTTGCTAGACATGTAAATACTTATTAATATTGATGCACTTTTATGAGTAATAAAGAGGAAAATTTCCACGGAGCAGCTGAGAAGCACTACTATCTAGGTAACAAGAACCTCCCTCGAGGTAACACAGAATTCGAGTGGACACCAAAAATGGTTAACGAGCTCAAGAAATGTAAGAGAAATATACTGTTTTTTGCTGAAAACTTCTTTTACATAGTCAACCTTGATCGCGGTAAAGAGCTTATAAAGTTATTCAAATGTCAGAAACGCGTATTACGTGTTTTAAGAGATCATCGATTTGTATCACTATTAGCATCTAGACAGATAGGCAAAACGACGTTAATGACAATATATTGTCTGTGGATCGCATGCTTTGAAGATGATCAGCGCGTTCTTATTGTAGCTAATAAAGAGCAAACTGCGAAAAATATATTTAAGAGAGTTAGATTAGCGTATGAGCTGTTACCGAATTATCTAAAACCAGGAGTTATTGAATATGGTCAAACATCTCTGCTATTATCAAACGGGTCTAGTATCGGTATATCAACTACCTCGTCAGACGCAGGCCGCGGTGATTCATGTAATGTGTTAGTACTGGATGAGCTTGCATTTATTGACAATCACTTGGTAGATCCGTTTTGGAAATCAGTATTTCCTATTATTTCGTCTTCTAAGAAATCAAAAATCTTTATAGCTAGTACGCCAAACGGCTCTGATAACCTTTTCCATAAATTATACACTAATGCTGAAAAGGGAATATCGAATTGGAAGGCAGAACGCGTCGATTGGTGGGAAATTCCTGGCCGCGACGAAGAATGGAAGGAAGATACAATTAAAGCTCTCGGTTCTATGGAAGCATTTAACCAAGAGTTTGGAAATGTATTCATTCAAACAGGTGAGTCAGCCATTGACGATATATTATTCGACCAGTTAAAGCAAGAATGTATAGATCCTGAATATGTATTTGACGATGGTGCCTATTTATTATGGGAAGAGCCAAAACAGGACCATATATACACAGTTGGCGTTGATATCGCTGAAGGTATTGGTGACAACGCTTCAGTAGCTCAAATATTAGACATAACAGATTTAACTAATATTAAGCAAGTTGCTGTTTACCATAATAACAAGATATCACCATATAACTTTACAACGAAGCTGAAAGAGATATTACAGCACTGGGGATCGCCCCCAGTAGCGATTGAAAGAAATAATTGCGGTGCACAAGTAGTTGACAACTTGTTTAATTTACATGCTTATTATAATATGATAAACTTTGCTCCTAATAGTACTGGTAAAGTCAGCTATGATAAGCGAGTTGGTGTAACAGCACATACAAATACCAAATATAAGGGCGTTATGAATATGAGGTATTGGATAAACCAACTTAATGTAATAAGGTTTAGAGATGTAAGGACATTAAACGAACTAAAATCGTTTGTACGCTATCCAAACGGTACATGGTCGGCGAGAAAGGAAGCTGGAGTATTTGATGACCGAGTTATGAGTTTAATATGGTCTTTGATTCCGCTGGAAGGTTCAATAACAGAGAAGTACTACGAGATTATAAGGCGAGATGACAACGGAAAGCCGCTAATTATAAAAGGCATGGATTACGGTGTTAAAGATTTTGTTAATCCGTTGTCAATGTACAGTAATGAGAAGGAAGTTGGATTAAATAATCCAAACCCGGTAGTTTTTGGCTCAACTGAGCAATCTGATGATGATATTTCTCAATTAGAGCAAATGGGATGGAGAATGATGGGTAATAGACCAGATACAGGAGAAGACACTACATGGCTGACAACTTAAACCAATCGATGCTGAACAAGGCACGGGCAGATAAGTTTATACTGTCGTTTAGTATACCAGCTTGCTTAAAAGGAATTGCTGAAAAGACAAACCGCGGTACTTACCATAAAAGCGACAACTCTGTACAGCCTGATAAGCTTCAATATGCAGTATATGGCGCAATTGTACCTACAGTAAGTGTTCCAGCCATCACATTGCCATATGCTGGTCAGCACTTAAAGGCATCAGGTCATGCACGCGATGCATACGACGATGTTACAGTGAATTTCGCGATCGACAATCAATTTAACAATTATTGGTACATCTATAAATGGCTTGATATATTAAACGACGATAGTGAATCGGTATATGACAATAAAGGTGTCGGAACATCTAATACTTTTCCGTACCCAGGCGCAGATGAAGCGAACCGTTCAAGGTTTACGTCAAAAGAGCCTAAAGTAATGGAAGACTATCAAGTGAATTTCTCGTTATACGGTATTAATGAATATAATAAAAATACTGTTGAATTTACATATACAAATGCATTCCCGGTATCATTAGGAGATATCAGCTACAATTATAGAGACTCTAGCGAGATAGATTGCGCATTCACGTTCAGTTTTTCACAATTATTAGTTAAATTGCTTTAGCTCGCGAAAAAATTGCCCTCAAATATACTAAATAATTAAGACTATGGCACTTAGAAATATTACATCACCAGGCGTACAAATTAGCGAAGTAGACGCAATCGGCGGCGCATCGTTTGCAGGCGGGACAAGTGTTCTTATCCCAGGCTTTGCAGCACAAGGACCAGTAGACGAGGTATTCGCTGTTGGCAGTATGGGCGAATTCGAACTAATTTACGGTAAACCAACAAACTCAGCAGAACGCTACTTCTATCAAACTGCGAAAGCAGTTTTCAACGGAGCATCTACAGTCTTAACGACTCGTTTACCATATGGATCTGGTGGCGGGCTCGGTATATCCGATAAGTATACAGCTCTGTTTTATCCAGTGTTTCCGTACCGCGCTACAGACGGTGCTAATGTTGGCGCTAGTGATGAAACTGTTAACATGGGCGTTTCCGGTGGTGCAGGCGGGACATCAGGTGTTTCACTTTCATCAGCCGGTGTAAGTACATACTTATATGGTAAGCCACAATTAGTCGAACTTACTAGAACGCAGTATCAAGATCTACAACAGGGCAATTATACATGGGCCGATAGCGTTAGATTTAACTATAAGTTCACATCTGACAGCTCAACATGGGGTCAAGCCGGTATGATTGTTACAAATCAATCTAGAACAGCCGTTAATGACAAATATGAAGGCTATTACATTGCATTTACTGACAATACTCAGTTAAACCCTGCAACAAACTTCACATCTATTAAGAAACATTTCACGGTAAATGAAAATAGTAATGATTTAACTTTAGAGGTTCCTGTAGCTCGCCGAAACTTTACATTGTCTGGTACACCAACAAGTAATGACGACAGTGTTTCTGAGGTAATGGAAGGAATTGCTTCCTTTGACATTTCTGGTAATGAGTTTAACGACACGTTGACAGTTGGGCTATTCAAGCTCAAGACTTCGATCTTTAGCACAGACGTTCTCAAGTTAGATTATGTTCTTGCTGAGAGCTATCTCGGATCAATGGACGCATGGCGTAAATTGCAAAATCCGGCCGGTGGTAACCCATTAACATTCTTCTTGGGAGATGTTGAAGACGGTTCGCCTAATATTGAGATATTTGTTAACCAGCATATTTCGTATTCCACAGGAACATGGATGG